AGCAATCTTGTCATAAGCTCGTGCAAGAGCCATTTCAGCATCTCCACCTTGCTCACGGATTGCTGAGGCAATTGCTTCTGCTGGGACATCTTCTTCACGACCATCTGTAAAACTAATTGGAGCGTATCCAGTTGCTTTCTCGGTATCGCTAACAGGCTCTACCGCTGTAAGAAGTGCATCTTCTAGCTCTTCCGCCATTTGATCGTTTGCAATTGTTACTGGATCATCAAACTCAAATTCTGGAGTGTATTCTTCGTTTGGATTGAACTCATAAGCTCTATCTGGAACTTCATAAGGAAATGAAGAAACTTCTTTCTTTTTATCAGCCTTTTTCTTGGTTGGCTTAAAAATGTCATCTGCTTGATCAAGAAGTGGGACATTGTCATCGGCAGTCTGAGGCTCTGGACGTGTGTATTCACGACCTTCATCTTCATCAAGATTTGGTTCGTCACGAAGGATTTCGTTGTTTACATCTTTCCAAGACTGAGCAAATGCAAGAGGTGTGTTCTTTCCACGACGATAAACGCCGTAGACTGGCTCGTCAGGATTCCAGAATTGTCTGCCAGAGTCTGGGTCTACCTCGCCCTTTTTAAGAAGCTTTGGCTCTGCCTTATCTAACTCTGCTGCTCTCTTTTGACCTTCGTCAATTGTTTTCTGTGCATCTTTAGGAGTATTAAATTTAACGATGTCATACTTGTCATCTGTATATCTAATAGCTCCATTTTTCATTTCTTCATCTTTACGATAAATACTTGGAGCATCTGAAATAACAATGCTGTCTTCTGGAAGTGCTTGTGCTCCATTAGGAAGCTCAGCCTCTACTGGAGAGTAGCCATCTTCTGAGTCCTTGCTTTTAATGAAAGCTTCAAGACCTTCACCGAGCTTTGTAGGAACTGTTGCAACTTTTCCTTTACCTAGTTCAATATCAACAAGGTTAGGATCAAACATGTTCTGGTTAAGTAGTTCTCCAGAAAGGCTCTTTGTAGATCCATCATTTCTCTTTACATAAACACGGAAACCATCTGTAGCTCTTTTAGCTAAAGACCTTCCCATATTGATCCAGCGCTCAAAGCGGTCAGAAAGCTGTACAGCTTCACGAGCACGACGAGCTGCAGCTGAGTTCTTACCAGCGAAAGGATTTGCAGCAGCTAGAAGAACTTCAACAGGAACTTGTCCCTGAGGAAGATTCTCTAGGCGAATCATTGAGTATTTGTGTTCTGGAGAATCGATAGGAGAGAACATTGCAGATGCCAAAAGGCTCTTTACTGTTTCATCCTTAATGCGTGGATCATCTAACACCCAACGCATCTGAGCTGATGCAAGAGCAGAAGCAGTCATAGAGTTCAAACGAGTTGAACGTGGGTGTGATACTGGAAGCAAGTCTGTGTTGAATGCTTCTAAACCAACAACTTTGTTGTACTTAGCAAGTGCAATGTAGTTAGAAAGCTCTGCAATTGCTTGGTGCTTACGAATTGAGAAAGGAAGACCTCTAGTCTTCTCTAAAGAACGAGCGAGAACCTTGTATGCAGAGCGACGATTAACTCTACGGCTTGTTGTAGAGAACTCGTTTGCTTTATCAATTAAAACATTTGCTTCTTGACGAATAAGACGTGCTTGCTCACGACTGCTATATGCTCTGTAAGAATTTACAACAATTTTATTCCGCATCTTCTTCTCCCTTCTTTGGAAGAAGGTCTGCGTCTAAGCTGTCATAACCTAAAGATGCAAGAAGTGAAGCTCTTTTGAATGGATTGTCTCCATTTCTAACTCCACGAAGCCAAGATGCACGAACTGCATGCTCTGCTTCATAACCAAAACCTGAATACTCTGCCATAGCAAGGATTGCTTCTTCTGGAGATGAATATTCTTCCTCTGGCAAAAGATCAATATTTAATTCTTGATCGTATCTCCACTCGCTGGCAAGCTTTGCTAGTTCTTGTGGTGATTGGATTTCGTTTCCGAGCTTTTCACCTTCAAGAACTCCGACATCAACGACGCCATCTGGAATAACCGCGAAACGACACTTACCCTCGTCTTCGACTTCAAGTTCGATGATTCGGCACTGGCCATTACCCATGTATAAAACACAGTTAGAGCATTTGACTCCGATACCTCTGACATCGTTTTCTGCTGGAGGTGTGTATCCTGCCCAGATGCCTGTGGCATCTTCGTTAAATCTTCCATACTTGTCTGCAATCTCGACTAGCGCTTCTGCTAAATCGCTCTCTTCAGGAACCAAACCTGCTGAAGCTGCAATCGAGTTTGATTTCTTTGTTGAACGTGGATGTCCAGAAGGAAGCAAATCATTATCTGTTGTGTATGCAGAGTTTGATGGCTTTCCAGACTTCAACAATTTTAGAAATGCATTTACACGACCCATAGCCCACTGGTTGCGTGTCATACCTGGTCGATGTGAGACGCTGTAAGCACCCGCACCTCTGCGATAGACAGCTTTAAGCATTCCAAGAGTTGCACGACGACCCTTACCTGCTTTTTCGTTGTGAGTTTCAACTTTATTCTTCAAAGACTTCTCTACTGCTGCAGAGAACTTAACTTTACGAGTTCCTGATGCAGATCCCTTAGGGTTTTTCTTAGAACCTTTAATCTGATCTTTCTTTGGAGCAGGAGTTTGAGAAATTGTTCTCTTTTTCTTTGCTGCAAACTCTGAATCATCTGAAGCATCAACAGGAACACAGTTAGGAACCATTTTTCCGTCTTTGCCTTTCTTCATACCAACTTGCTTATAGCCTTCCCAGCAAGGATCTCCTGCAGATACAAGTGAAGTAACTACTTTGTCGATTGATTCGTCAGACATTACTGCTCTTGCCCTTCTGCTGGGGCTTCTGTAGCAATTCCTGCAGCTTCTGCACCTTCACTTGCTGCATCTAGTGCTGCTTGCAGCTCAGGTGGGATTGGAGCGACTGAAGATTGCTGTTGCTGTGAACGAACTGTGTTAATAACTTCTGGAGCAAGAGCTGAAAGCATTGCTTCTGTAAATTCTGGAGTAAATACACCACGCTCTTGTAGAAGTCTGATTGAAAGTTCCTTTGGAGTTGGTGCGTCTGCATCTGAGAAGCCGTGAGCACGACGCCATGTGTTTGCAGAGACTGCCATACGGTCAAATCCTGCGTCAGCATCTGTTGCACGGTCATTACGGGTTGCAATTGCTGATGGGTCATACCAAACGACGATGCGATTTACTTGTGCTTCTTCATATCCATTTGCAATAAGGTATGGACGAAGATAAACAACTGTTAGAGCATCTGCAATGAGCAACATAAGTGGCTCGATGTGTGCTTTGTAGAGTGATTCATCAATCTGCATTGCGTTTGAGTACTTAACATTTGCAAGACCTGTTACAACATCCTTTGGAACATCAAGTCCCTGCAAGATACGCTCTAGTACACGATCTGAACGCTCTGCAAGTGCTGGGTCTTCATCACGAATTGGAGTAGTCATAGCATCCATCAATTGCTCTTCGAACTCATCTTCTGCTTCTTCAGCAGTAAAGTTTGGACCAATGCCATCTTCTGAGTCGTAAGGGAAATCTCCATCGCCTTGTGAAGCAACAGAAAGTCCGTCTGGCAAGTAAAGAGCACCTGCATTCAGACGTGAACGTGCAGTTGCACGGAATGTTCTGTTGAGGAGAAGAAGTTCAGCGCAGAGATCTAACAAACCACGAAGTGATGAATCTGCTTCGTCAGAAAAACGAGGATGTGAACGCCAGATACGTCCAACAAATGCATCTTTACCTAATTTAGATGATTGACCAGTTCCGCCTTGTGTTGTAGTGGACTGTTCACGACGACCAATAACATTAAAACCGCCACGAGGATCAGTTGTTACTTCATCAACAGAACGAATGTCCCAAGACTCTGGCAATCTCTGTGATGGCTTAGCTGGCATCTGAACTAGATAACATTCTCCAGCTACTGCAAGGTTAAGTGCAGCATCTCTAAGGAGTCCAGCTTGTCCACCGTATGCAGAATTCAATCGTGCAAGTGCACGTTCTGCTGCTGCAGCAAGACGATCATCTACTAGCTCTGATTGACGAACAGAAATTGGAGTTTCTGATGGATCATCAATTACTGCTGCATAAATTCTAATTCGTGAAACAACTGATGCAACTAAATTAAATGCATACTTGATTTCACCGATTGCGTCGTAGTATTCCCATGCTTCTGCTTGCCATGCACTTGATCCAGCAGAACGACGAATTCTAAATTGCTCAAACTCACCCTTGTCATTAACTTTAATTTGAGCTGCTGCAGCTGTAAGAGTTCTAGGAGTTGAGTAGCTTGCAGATTGCGCTGTGTTAGTAAATACAGATGAGATTGTTGAAGGCTTTGGAGCCTGAATTATTTGTGTAGAACGAGAAAATGTTGACT